ATGCATTATGTTCATCTACATAATTCTTAACAAACTTTGCAGGTTCTTGCAATAGTCTGTCAAATGTCTCTGGATCAAACACACCTTGACAGCGCACAAAACTTTCTGCGTCTGTCATAAACATTTCTAGATATACTCGCTGTATATCGTATCCGTAATCTGTATTTTGTCTAGTTTGCATTTGTTGTCTGTTATCCTAAGAGCATACATTTATATTATACATTATAGCAAACTCTTGAGCATCTGTCAAGTCATTTACCATAGGCTTGCCTTTAATGTTTAGCGAAGTATTTAACAACATTGGACAACCCGTTTCTTTATACCAAGCCTCTAACAGTTTTCGTATTCCGCTTCCATCCTTTGGTACTGTTTGAACTCTGCTTGTTCCGTCCACGTGGGTGATGGCAGGATACAAACTTGGACTGGTGCAGGCGGAAGTATACTGCATAAAGTTATTGTGATGACCTTTGAAGATTCCGTCCGCGTACTCGTCGAGCACGACTGGTGCGAATGGCCTAAACTGCTGTCGTTGCTTAATATCGTTGACCCTGCGTTTGATATCGCTGCCACGGGGATCAGCAAGCAAGCTACGATTGCCAAACGCCCTAGGCCCAAACTCAGCCCTTCCGCTAGCGACTCCTGCAATGCCTGTTGATTTAAGCTCTTTAATAAGTTCGTCAACTGGATAGTCTCCTTCTATATCATATCCTAAGTATGCGTTGTTAAGTGTTATATGTTTTTTATATTTTGCTAGTACGGCTCCTACTGAACTTCCAGCATCACCTGGGTTAGGCATAATCCATACATTGTCAAAGTATTCGTATGCTATATGATTAGCACTACAGTTTAATGCACATCCTCCCATAAGAACTAAGTTCTTGCTAGGTGAGTTGTGTGCAGCCTTTTTAAGAGTATAACGCAGTATATCTTCATATACCATTTGTGTAGCAGCAGCAATATCAAACATATCTTGTTCAGTAATAAGATCCGGTCGCCAATCTTTGCAGCCGCGATGCAAGTTTTGTTTAATTGAGATCATTGCGTATCCGCTTGTACCAATAAAATCATCTTTAATAGATTGATATAATCTAGTGCCATCGCCGTATGCAGCCATGCCCATTAAGATATATTCATCTTCATTTGGTTTCAAACCAATTCGTTGCGTCATTGCACTGTACCACAGGCCTACTGAATGCGGATAACCTTGACTGTAAGTTTTCTTTAAGTTGCTGCCTTTACCTTCCCAAATAGTTAGTGTTTCAAATTCTCCAATGCTATCGATACATACGACTGTAGCATGTTTAAAATTACTAGTATAATAACCAGCGGCAGCATGACTATGATGGTGACTAGCGCACACAACAGGAGCAGTGATGCTATACTGTTGTAAATACTTTTTAATATTATTTTCTGCATAGTTCCATCCTTGCCCTGCTCTAAACTGTCTAATAGTTTTTCTAAAGGGTTTTTCATACCATACCACTTCATCTGGTTCGCCCCATTGTTGTGCGTATTCAATTAGTTTAAAATTTAGATGCGGATCGTTTTTAATTCCGCTAAAGCGTTCTGAATGACTTGCAAATTTTAATGTAAGAGAAGGATCAGGACCTAACCCCTTACGCTTAAATTCAAAGACTGCTAGCGAAGCATCGTGACTGTTTGCTGAAATGCCCCAAGTAATCATGCGTGTTTAACTTCCATATAATATATATTATTTCTTTTATACATAATTGAATCTTGCACAGCAGTAATTTTAAGGCCTGCTTCGTTAATCATTTGTTCAAACGTATTAGGCCCAGAACCTAAAGTACATTCTTGTAATAGTATTCTACCATCAGCAGCTAATAAATTTTTCATTTGTTTAAAAAAATCTTTGTGTGCTTCCCAATTAGTATCTACTAATAAATCTAGTTGTTCACTTGCGTTATTAGAATTCATAGATTTATCTGCTGCTTCAACAGAAGGCCAGTGCGGTGGGTTGCCAACTACAAGATTAAACTTCTCAGTACTAGGTACACAATCTAATCTGTTACCTTTGTATATATTAATGTTATTAATGTACCTATGACTATTTTCTTTAGTTCTTGTTAATTGATTAATAGCTAAGTCGGACATTTCTACAAATGAAATGTTATTACATAACTTAGATGCAAGTAAGGCATATCCAATAAAGCCCGGCCCTGAACACCATTCTAGTGCATTACTAACTGAGCCATAAGACTTATGGATTATTTCTGCATATTCGAGTGCAAAATAATCACCGCCTCCATTAGTAATAGGAGTGTACTGCACATCAAGGTCATCTACTTGCCAAATATAATTTATTTTCATATGTGTATATCCACTGTTGAACCAATTTCATATTTTGATTCTTCTTGTCCTTGTGCGTTGTATGTGATATATGCAACTTCTTCAACAACTGTTGCGCCTCGTGTTTTTAAATGTTCGACATGAGACGATACAATATTGTTACCAACATATTGTGTTCTAGTGAAATTGCTTATAATTTCTGTTGCAGCTACAGGATCAATCATTTGTATATAAAAGGATCCTGTTTTTTAAGTTCTTCTAAACGTTTCTTGTACGCTTTATCTGCTTTATAACGATCGTACGGGGCTTTAATTTTTGCCCATATCATTTTTAAGTAAACCATTTCTTTGCTCTCAATCTAATTTTAAGTGGGCTAGTTTCAGCAGCACTAGCAATACTGTATAACGTATATAGTCTACCGTACTTATCTACACAATCGCCTACGTCATTAATCTCTTGATCCCACTCAGGCAAGCTAACTCCCCATCCTCTGCCAATAGCATCTTCCACAAGTTTCTTGCCTGCGTGATCCCTGTCAGGCACTACTACAATATCTTTGTTTAGTCTGTTAAGCAGCAATGCTTGTGCATCGTTAATCTCACTGCCGCCTAGCGCACAGCCACCTATGTGAATAGCATCAACCGGACCTTCAACAAGTATAGCAAACTCTTTGTCATACGTTTGTTTGTCTAGACCGTATACAAATCCTGCTTGCTGTTCGTTTAAGTACTTAGGCTTCTTGTCTGCTGTAATAGTTCTAGCTGTCCATCCTGTTACACGATTCTCAAAGTAGAACGGAATGATAAGTCTATCTCTGTATGCAAGACTTGGGCACCAATAGTATTCAGTATCATCTAAGTCCAAGTTACGAGTTGCTATGTATTCAAGTATAGCCATGCTAAACTTATTAAACTCTGTGATGTCTTTGATCTTTACAGCATCAGCAGGTAGTGGCACAGTTTCAAACGTAGGTATTTCTATCTTACGCTCTGCAACCTCTACACCTTCGTTTATACGCATTACATCAAACGTGAGCTTAGTTATGCTATCATCACTGCACCCGAGCCACTGTAGAAGCTTACGTAGCTTCTGTGACACCGCTCTGCCTGGCTGCCAGGACGCTTTGTATCCGCAGTTAAAACAGTGATAGCTTACTGTATCGCCTTCGCTAATAAGTCCTCCGCGGCCACGCTTGTCAGCTGCATTACCATTGTGCTGACAACATGGTGCATTAAAGCTAGTCCACCCACTAGGAGTAGTCTTACGCTTTGAAGGCAGGTGTGATATAATAATGTCAGATACGATACTCATACTACTATTATAGCATCAGTATATATATTGTCAACTAGTTTCTAACTAATATTTTAGTTATTTTCTCTGCAGGATCTACGTTAGATATAAATCGTAAATATGAATAAACTCCGTTAACATTAATACTTACTGGAGTTGTTTCGGTGCCATCAAAGGTCTTGGATACTACATCATCCCACGCTGTTTGCTCGCTAGTTTGATTATCAAGTGTTGCCTGCACTGTTACGATGCCAGCATATGCAGTAGTATATATTGCCGCAGTGTGTAATGCTTCATTACCATTTATAGCAGGCTCGGCATTTATAGGACCTGTTACCCACACTTCTCCAACTTCCTTAAACGCAGCAACTGAGTGAGCAGCAACTGGACCTGGAAAAGCAGCACTACTAATATTAATCACTCCGTTCATACCAAAGTGGGTATCAGTGTATGTTATAACAGGTACATCATTTGCATCTACAAGATATATACTGTAACTAAGAAATTGATCCTTTATATTTAATATAGCATTTTCTGTTATTGTTATTTTGAACACTCCTTTAATTGGAGTCGACCCGTCACTTGTAACTTGTACTCCATCTTGTTCGATTATTAACTTTTTGTTCTCATCAAACGCTTGGAACTTTGGAGTGTAAGAACTTAATACAATTGGTTTTTGATCTGGATTTAAAACTTTAAATTCTAAGACATTATCAATGCCTTTATATACTTGTATATGTTTTTGGTACACTGGTCTATACTCCGTTACGAATCCTGCTTCATTAGCTACGATGGTCGTTCTGTTATTGACTAAATATCTAGGTATTAGTTGCATAACTTTATTTATCGGGAAATCATGTGTTATTAAAAGACATCGAAGAAAATTATCCATTTATTAGCGTAGTCACTTACGGGGGCAACGAGTACGTCGGTATTATTGCCAATCAGGATGCATATGTTACTACAATGTATGTGTATACATCATTAAAGACAGTAGAAGAAAAAACATTATTCCTTGAGGTAGGAGAAGTATGGTGGTGGGAGTCAAATAGAATGATTCCAATCAATATTTTCTTACGTAGAGAAATGTCGCCTTTTCAATATTCTTTAATGACTATGAATTCAAAAGACGTTAGAGTTTCTATCGGACCTTGTGTAAATTTAAACAACTTAGCTGTAAAGCGAGTAAAGCGTAAAAATGTACAACTAGTTAAGCGTCCGAAGCAGTAAACTTATCACACAATAAATTCATGTGTACTACACACGCCATTGCATAAGATATAGCATGTGCCTTTTTAAAGTAATACCCTTCCTCAGGTTTCGTCCACACTTCTTGTAAAATCAAATTCCAATTGCTTCCACTCAGGTGCCGTTTCGCTGGGCGAATGATTGCTAGTGTTGCTGCTAATTCTTGTACCGATCTGGGCTTCAATTGCTTTAACAGTTCGCCGTGCCCGTTCAGATGAAATACTTGATCGCTGAAGTCCGTGTGTTCCAGAAGTTGCCATAGGGGTTCTCTTTCCATTAATTGTGTTAAGTGTGCTTCGTCCTTAACGTCTTTGTATATGCTTACGTTGAGGAAGTCTAATTTAAAATAGCCACGTTCATCTGCTGCCTTATGTTCAACCGTAGCCAAGTTGTCAATAGGATTGTGCGGAATCTCTGTTGCGTAGACTCCAGTGTTATGCTTCTTGCCTGTGTTTAATTTTGCCACACGATGTTTTAACTGTGCAAGCACAATAGATCTATCTGCAAAGTCAATATCAATATCAGGCATCTATTTTCCTAGTAGTCAATTGGGTTACCTTCTTTGCCTGATCGAACTGTAATAAATCTTTGAACAACTTTTGAAAGTTGGTCGGCTGTATTATCAAACCATTCAGCAACGTGATAATCTACTCTATTAGGTTTTTCTGTTTTTGCAGTACGCATATCCATCCAAACAATATAGTCTGGATCTAGGTACTCAACTGCTTCGTTTGTGTTACAGCGTTTATCAATTACAACAGTTTTACCGGCGGCTACTATACCATCGACGTATCCTCTAAGTTCGTTTGTATAACTGTTTCGGTCTATATACACGCCACCTAATAATGTTGCAAACGGTTTTGCTAACATAGTCTTGCCACTTCCTTCAGGACCGCATATTAATATTTTCATAGGTTACCTTCCTTTGCAATCTCTTTTACTAGCTGCACATCAGTAGGTAAACGTCTAAATCTTAATGCCCAGTGTGTAGGATCAATCACATGATAAACAAGTCCTAGCTGTTCATCATTAAATCTACTCATCATTTCTTTTCCACTATCGCAATTTAAAACTAACCACGGACTAATTTTTCCGTCCTTAATATCCCACACTGCTCTGTTTAAACTAACATGTTGAAAGTAATGATTCCACGGAGCACTAATATCAGATGACCATTCTGTCATATGAGTTACCGTACGTTCTAATGCAGTATGTACATCTTCTTTAAGAATAAATTCAAGAACATATTTTTCATACAACTCGTCTTTACACCAGTGATCTAATTTAACTCCGCTAGTAACAACATGATCAATATACTTTTCTGGATACATCGGCTTTACGTTATTAATGAAACTGCCAAACTTTACAAACGCATTATAGTACGGAGACTTACAAAATTCTTCATATGTTTTTTGTTTCTTATTGCCTGCACTTAATTTATAGAATCTATCAAATGCATAATACCCATAACGCACACGCTTTTCGTCTTTCTGTAATGCTCGTCTTTTCTTTTCACAGAGATGTGCAAACAGAGTAGACTCTCTAACGTAACTACTACCGCAGTATTCGCACTTATAAGGTTTTTCAGAGCTTGACGACAATTTCGTATTCTTCCGCAAGTTGTTTAAGTTCTTTTTTTGTAGATATTCTAGCAAGTAGTTCGACCTCGTCTGTTTTCATATTTGGATAAATTTGTTGTAGAAACTTCATTGCTTTACCTGTACTGCCGTCACGTTTCTTAAAACCAATCCAAGGATGAAACTCATTCTTACCTGTGTTGCCGCTCATGCACAACAACTGCCACATTAATTTTTGATGGCCATTGTCTTTGCCAACACCAATATCATTAAAGTGCTTGTTGTAATATTGGTTAGTTTTAAATACAGCTAGTTCTTGCTTTTCGCGACTGCCCTGTACACCACTAACATATCTATTCAGTAACCAAAAGCTAATCTGTTTCTTATGATCATCTTCTAAGTGGTTCCATATGTCACTACGGCCATTATCAATCCAACTAAGGATTTCTTTTATTGCAAGTTTTTCTGCTGCCATTCGACTACATCCTCTGGTACGTTTATCTCTACTCCATTATAGTATACATTCAAACAACCAATTTGCCAACCGTTTTTTAACCAGCGTAGTTGTTCTAGTTTCTCTACTTCTTCCTCGCGTTCTACAATTAAGTTAGGATACATTTCTAATGCGTTGCGCTTGTATCCGTATACACCTAAGTGCCATTCGCCGTAGCCTGTCATACCTCTGCCAAACCAAAGTGCGCTGTCACCAGCACGTACCATTTTAACTGAGTTAGGATCGTTTTGTTTTTCTTCTGGCATCGTTGTAAACACTGTGCTTACAGAATAGTGTTGCAAACTTGAAATACATTTGTCAACCATATCCGTTGTTACGTCAGGCATGTCGCCTTGTACATTTATAAACTTATTATACCTAGCAAAGAATTCATTCTTAATTGCGCCGGCGCATCGTGCTGTGCCGTTTTCATAATCTACTTCTTCAATCCAACAGTTGCTTGAACTGAACAAACTAAAGATACGCATGTCATCTGTTAGTACATACGTGTCAAGGCCTGTCTTGCGACATCGTTCATAGACTCTTCGTATCATTGGAATATTATCCAATGATATCAATGGCTTACCCGGAAAGCGTGTGCTAGCATAACGTGCAGGTATTAAGATTGCTGTCTTACTCATACTGCTACTACCTTGTTGATTGCAATTATGTCTGCTACTACTTGTTCAAAGTCATCTAAGCGTAACATATTAGGACCGTCACTAGGTGCTATATCAGGATTAGGATGGACTTCCAAGAAAAAATTCTGGATGCCAAGAGCAGCCCCAGCACGAGCCAGCCCAGGCACGTAGTCACGGTTACCACCTGAACTAGACCCAAGTCCTCCGGGCTTTTGGACAGAGTGCGTAACATCAAAAACAATAGGGTGTTCATAATTGGCAAGCATATACATAAGACCAGTATAGTCAACGACAAGATTGTTATATCCAAAGCTAGTGCCCCTTTCTGTAATCCAAACTTCTTTAGCGTCTGTACACTTACTTAGTATGCCTTTCATATCCCAAGGAGCAAGGAACTGTCCTTTTTTGATATTAACAATTTTATCTGTTGCACATGCAGCTTGCACTAAGTCAGTCTGTCTGCATAAGAACGCAGGTATTTGTAATACATCAACTACGTTATTGTATTTTGTAGTTATAGTTTTAATTTGATTAATGTCGTGTACATCAGTTAACGTCTTGACATTGTGTACTTCTTTAATTAGTCTAAAGTCTTCTAAGGTAGCAGCAAGTCCTACACCACGTTGTCCGCCAAGACTAGATCTATTTGCTTTATCAAAACTTGCTTTAAAGATATATTCAATGCCGTACTTGTCGCATATTGATTTACACTTCTGTGCAATAGCCGATGATTGTGATAGTGTTTCGTGCTGGCATGGACCTGCTATAATTCTCATTTTACTGTTGATCCGCTAGTGCGTCTTACAATGTCATCGTGATTGAACTCTGCCCAATACAACTCAAATGCAACACCATCTTCTAGTCCTTCGAACTGATGAATCTTGCCAGGCTTAACTTGTGTAAAGTCTCCAGCTTCAAGAATAGTTTCATCAACTAGTCCTTGATCATCTTGCCAAACGCGGACAATCATCTTACCTGACTCTACAAAAAAGCCATTCCATTTAAATTCGTGTGCATGTTCTGAACATTTAAATCCTGCATTAAAGTTAATGCGGTGAAACTCTAATGCTCCGTTTGCATGGATCAGCTCTGTGGCTCCCCATACTTTACCTGCTTTAATTCCCATTATTAATTCCTTTCTAAATAGCTAAACCAGCCTGTTGTGATATGTTTTGTTTCTCTAGGCGCAGCGCATCCTCTATGAGTAAATGTCCAGTCTACAGGCCACACTAATGTTAATCCTTTTTCTGGTTTTACTTTTATTTCTTGATGTAAGAATTCTGTTTCTCCGCCTTCTTCTACAGTGTTTAGGTATGTCATAAACGCCATATGTCTTGTACTATTACCTGTGCCTCTTTCAGTATGCCATCCATAGTATGCTTGCTCTGGAGTATACTGTTGTATGTTTATATGTTCATTAATGCCCCAAGGTGCATAATGATTTACATAAGGATATATCTCAATATACTTAGCTGTCACATCTTGTAACATATTTACATATCTGTTCAACAGTACAGGGTCGTTTAGATAACAATCTGTGCTGTCTTTAATTTGTTTATCTACACCACCTGACGAGTGTCCGCTAAATGTATTATTACTAGCTTTAAAATAATTTATAATATCGTCACACAATGAAGAGTCGGTAATATACCAACCCCTAATAAAATCGTTCTTATCGTGAGTGAGAAGATGTTCTTTCATTTTACATTAACAAACTATAATCAATTACTTCGCTTTGTCTGCTTATATCTTTTACAAAAAATGCACAGTCTGGCTCTGGTCCGTCACTAATGGGTACACTTAGTAGTTGGCCGTTTTTCATTTTTGGAAAATACCATTTTACATCATTGTAGAAATTTGTTATTTGAATAGTGCCAAATTCAAACTTGAAACTACTTAACGGATTAAACAAAAATGCTTCAAAGCCTCTGTCATTAATACTTGTTAAGGGAAGTACTTCTAAGTCCATTCCGGATTCACTATCGCCGACTGCCATACACCAATCAACTGGCATCATAATTTCTTTGCCGTTAATTTCTAAAACAATTGCAGGTGCATTAAACGATTCAATAAAAATTAAAGGAATATAAAAGAAGTCAGGTTCTTTTGGATCACTGTTATCTAGCACACTGAAATGTACCTCGTCTTCTAGTTTTTCAGGTAGTTGTGTTAGTTTAAAACACTTGTTATCTAATGTTAAAATTTGCATATTAATTCCATTCTATTTTTTCGATTGTAAATGGATACTCGGCCTCTTTGTAAAACTTCTTACGCTGAGTTAAGTGTCGCTTTGCAAACTTGCATGTCGAAGTCAAGTCCCATATTTGTACAAAGTCTTTGTCTTTTGCGATTCTTACACCACGCCCAATAGACTGAATAACACGAACAAAAGACTTACCAGGTTCAAGAAGAACAAGATTAAAGATGCGCGGTATATTAAGTCCAACAGCGGCCACTCCGTACGTTGCAATAATGACTTCATTAGTCCCTTCGCGAATCGTATCATAAGTTTCCTTTCTGTCTTTAACTTTAACAGCGCCACTTACAAATGTGCTGTTAGGTATAAGTTCTGCTAGTGCCTGTCCAGCACTAATTCTATCTACTAGTATAAGTGTATTGCCTGATTCTTTTATTGTGCTTAATAGCTTGCCTATGTATTCTATTCTTGCTGTGTTTGTTGTTAAGTATTTTAGTTCTTCTTGGTAACCTGCATGTGCTACAGTATCAATTAATTGACAAACGTTAACATGACATTTAGAAAGCACTCCTTTATCTTGCAACGACTTAGCACTAATATTACCAATTACTGGACCTAAGCTTGCATGAATACTTTCAAACTCAAATTTCTCTCTAGGCACAGTGCCAGTTAGTCCCCACCGGACTGGAGCATTCTTTAAGTTGCGTGTAAGTAAGTTCTTTAGTACTTCTGCCTTGGCTTGGTGTACTTCGTCGACAATAACTGTGCTTACACCATCTAAGAACTCAGCAAGTGATAACACTGCTGAACCGTCCTTGTGCTTCTTGTCGAGTATATTCAAACTCTGCCAAGTGCAAATTGTGTGAGTCTTACCTAGCATCTTCCTGTCGCCGAAGTACACGCCAACGTCGAGTCCACAGTTAATATAGTCTTCTTCTGTTTGTTCTACTAACGACTTGTTAGGAACAATAACTAGACTACGACCGTAAGGCTCAGTTATATGTGATAG